CGCCATGATGTTTAATCTGTCATCGCTTTTTCAAGGGGGCGCGGTAAAGATGGCTTCCGCGCCAGCCGTTGCCTCGCGCTGATCGACCAGTGGCGTCCAGTGCTCGTAGGGCAGTGGAAGCAGAAAGAACTCTGGAACGGAGACTACAGTTTTGAGGATTTACTGGACATCAACAGTTTGCTGATTATGATCGACGAAATGAAAGCGAAAGCCCGTGGCTAGCCAGGAAGTAATCCAGTCATATTTAATTTCGCTTGGTTTCAACGTTTCGCAGCCGGAGCTTAACAAGCTCAATGAAGTTCTGCGCGGAGCTACGCAGACCATCGAGCAGTTCACGGGAGGGATGGCGAAGTCGTTCATCGAGGCAGGGGCGGCTGTCGTGACGGCTCTGACCGCCGTAGCTGGGGGAACGCTAGCTCTCGCAGTAGAGACGGCGAAAAGCGACCTGCAATTTCAACTGTTAGCACGTCGGATGTACATGACCTCGGAAGCGGCGAGGCAGATGAAGACGGCGACGGACGCGCTGGGTGTGAGCCTGGAGGACGTAGTCTGGGGACCGCCGGAACTGAGAGAACGCTATCAGCAACTGATTGCCGACCAGAAGCAATTGATGGCGGGGCTTGGCTGGACTGACGTCGAGATGCAGATGCGTAAGATCAGGGACTTGGAGTTCCAGTTCACGCGGATGCGCGTCGAGGCTGGGCTGTTCGTAGTCGGTTTGGTCAAGGCGTTGAGCAAGGGATTGACCGGGGACGAAGACGGTTTGATGCAACGACTTAAGGGATGGAACGAGTGGTTAATAGCGAACATCCCGAAACTGGCAAACGAACTGGCTAACTCGCTCGCCCCTGGACTACGCGACGTGGCAGTAATGTGGCGCGATTTTATAGACATCGGGCGCGAAGCCACGAGTCTCGTCCTGCAATTCATCGGCGATCTTTACAACGACGAAGGATTGAAGCGCGGGGAAGTCAGCATCAAGAATCTTGGGCGGGCGTTCTCGCTCGTAGCTAAGGAGACGCGAGAGATCGTGGACGACCTAAAATGGATCGTTGACCACGCAAAGAACATAGCCGAGGCTCTGAACTTCGCGCAAGACCCGAAGAAGTTTTTCCCTTGGTTGGTCGGCATGGGGCCAGGACCGACGTTTAGTACTTCGGAAAGTGCATTGAACGTTCCCGGCGCAGCGCCAAGCGGAGCGACCGCAGGCAGTCCGGACGTCCGCGCAGCCATCATCGCGGCGGCTCAGAACGCTGGTATTAATCCCGCTCTCGCTCTCGCCATTGCCAGCAAGGAATCGGGCATGAACCCGAACGCCCCGCGAGGCGCTGCCGGGGAGTATGGCATGATGCAGATGATGCCGCAGACGTTCGCGGCCTACGGGTCAGGAGACCCCGGAGACTTCCAAAACAATCTCATGGCGTCGATGAACTACCTTCGTCACTTGCACGACCAGTACGGAGGTAACGAATACGCGATGGCTCGATCCTACAACGGAAGCGTCCCGAAGGCAGAAGCTTACGCGAGAGACGTAATGCAGAGAGAGTCGATGTTTGGGAGCGTGACGGTGAACGTCTACGCACAGACGAACGCCGATCCGCACATGATCGCGGAGCATGTTCATTCGACACTTAAGAATATGGCGCAGCGCCAGATAGTTCAGGGGAGAGGATCGGTGCAGTTCTCGTGAGCAGTTGGCGACCTCCACAGTGGGGCACGGGAGCGCAACTGTACTCAGTATCGGTGCCTAACCCGACGGCGAACGTACAAACTACGGTTACGGACACGAGCGGCAACGCTATCGGCGGGTCATCCTCTACGGGAGGCACTACAACGCCGGGGACACCAACCATATATTTCTTCGATGGCGTGATGTCGAGCGACCACTACGACCAATCCGTATTCACGCAGCATCCGGTACAGTCTGGGGCTTCCATCGTGGACCACATCTACGCCATGCCTTCCCGCGTGGTTATCGAAGGCGTGTTCTCGGACGCGATGGACAGCTACCAGAACGGGCAATATTCCAGCGGCTCAGGGTCTAAGTCCACGAATGCCTACCTGCAATTCCTGTCTATCAAGGACGGACGCCAGCCTTTGACTCTCGCCACGCAATTGAAGACGTACACGAACATGCAAATCGAGAGCATCCGCGCCCCGAAGACTTATCGCTCGTTCACTTCGGTCCCGATGACGGTCGTATTCAAGCAGATCATTCTGGCTACGACGGCCACGACGACAACTAGTTCTAGGCCTGACCAATCCCAGACTACGAGCGGAAACCAGACGCAATCGAACTACGTTCCTCCGAGTCTGCTGAGTAGCCATACCAGTACCCCGAACGCCGCTCCTCCCCCGTCGGCCCCGAACATTCCTAACCCTAACCCCAACTGGTCGAGCGATCCAGTTGGCATGGCGGACTGAGCGTGTCCCAGCAGGTTCTGCCAGTTTCCAACGCTCCGAACCAGACGTTTACTGCAACTTTGCAGGTAGACGGAGCGCCGCTGACGCTCCAGATCGAGCTTCACTACAACGAGATCGCGGCCTATTGGGCGATGACGATATCCGACCAGAACGGGAACCTGCTCGTGGATTCGCTTCCTTTGGTCACGGGCAACGATCCCGCCTGCAATCTCCTGAGGCAGTTTAGTTTTTTGGAGATCGGTTCTATCTACGTCATCAACCAGACGGGGAGCACGACGCCGAACTATCCCGACAATACCAATCTAGGGACGGGCTTTCAAGTAATCTGGGGTGACACTCCGTGAGCACGCTGCCCGTAGTTGGAACGGGGACGACGCAAGCCACGCCTTCGAGCGGTCTACCTCTTTACCAGAGGAAGTACAGCTTGCAACTCCTGACGCCGAACGGCTCTGATACGAACGTCTTGACAGTTACGGACTCTTCATGGGAGCCGGAGGCCTTGAGGATCACGTTCGACACGCAGCAAGTAGGGCTTCAAAGCAACTACTGGTTCGCGGACATCGTGATCTACAATGCAGACAAAGCCACGGCTACCGCGATACTCCAAGCGTCGTCGAACATATCACAAGGCATGATTGCTGTTCTGCGGGCCGGATACATTGGAGGGCCGGAGAATAACATTATTTGGCAAGGTCCAGTCTTTCAACCGCTTTGGGTACGGGAGAACGTGGTAGATTACAAGATCACGCTACGCTGCATCTTGAGTCTGGAATCTGCTATCTCTGGGAACACGATCAGCGCGAACTACGGAGCGGGAAGCAGCCAGACGGATATCGTAATCAAGATGATCGAGTCCCTGGGACTTCAACCGGGAACGATTTCCCCGAACCTGAGCACGAAGCCGATGTCTCGCGGATTCACATGGTTCGGATCGCCCGACAAGGAACTGGACCGCATCGTGCGTGGGAACAATATGCTCTGGTGGCTCGACATGGATGGCAAGGTTAACATCGGCCACCCAAACGATGGGCAAGTCTCAGAGGCTCCTACCATCGTCTACACGCCGACCACGGGACTGATCGGGACGCCCGAGCAGACGCAGTACGGCGTGAACTTCACCGTCCTGCTCGACCCTCGCCTGAAAGTCCAGATGCCTATGCTGACGGCGGCGATCAACAATGCAGCTATCCGCCAATATCAGATTCAGTATGGGAGTTACAACTTTCTCCCCCTAGACCAAGACGGCGTGTACGTCATCGGGTCCGTTCGGCACCGTGGCGACTCCAGAGGCAACGCTTGGTACACGGACGTGACCGGGTTCGTCAAGGTAGGGGACGCGCTCGCTTGGGCGGCTCTGGCAAACATCAATCACTGACATGAACACGAAGCCAAGTTTCCTTTCCGTTTCAGACCGTCTCTCTACTCACTCCGACCAGTGGAGCAAGACGCTCTATCAGGTATTGAGAGACTTTCGCGTGGCCGTTCCGTGCATCGTTCAGTCGTTCGACGCGACGAACCAGACGATCACCGCGCAGCCCGTGACTCAGGAAAAGATGGACGTTAACTCCAACGGGGTTCCAATTCCTACGGACAGCCCGCTCCCTCTGCTCATTGACGTTCCGCTGCTGGTCATGGGCGGTGGGCCGTTCGTCATCACTTTTCCAGTACAGGCGGGAGACGAGTGTCTAGTGATCTTCTCGGACATGGACTTCAACGCGTGGTGGCAGAACGGAGGGACGGGCAACGTCCAAGAGGACAACCGCCGTCACCATATCACGGACGGCTTCGCCATCGTAGGACCGAGGTCGAACCCGAAAGCAATCGGGAGCTATGACAATGCGGACGCGGTAATAAGAACGGTCGATAATTCTGTGAGGATAATCCTCACCACAACGGGCATCACGATTGTCGGCACTTCCTTGACTTTAGACTCGAATACGACCCTCAATGG